GAGATGTTGAAACAGAGATGGGTATCCAACAGAAACTATCCCGTTTCCCGGTAAGCGAAAGTATATGGGATGAGTATCATTTAGATCAGGAAATCAATGACCGTGGAATTGGTGTTGATATGGTTTTTGTTAAGAATGCCATTGCCTTTGATGAGAAGAGCAAGACGGCACTTACAAAACAGATGCAGGAACTTACCGGTCTTGAAAATCCTAATTCTGTACAACAGATGAAAAACTGGCTTTCAGAGAATGGACTTGAAACAGACAGCCTCGGTAAGAAAGTGGTGGCCGAAATAATGAAGGATGCACCTGAACATCTTGTAGATGTGTTATCCCTTCGTCAGCAGCTTGCTAAGAGCAGTGTGAAGAAATATACGGCTATAGAAAATGCTGTGTGCATGGATAGCAGAGTAAGAGGAATGTTCCAATTTTACGGAGCCAACAGAACCGGCAGGTTTGCCGGAAGACTGGTGCAACTCCAGAACCTGCCCCAGAACCATATGCCAGATCTTGCACAGGCAAGAGGTCTTGTAAGATGTGGCAACTTTGATGCCCTTGAATTTTTATATGATGATATTCCAGATACCTTATCACAGCTTATCCGTACAGCCTTTGTGCCACAGGGAGATAACAAATTCATTGTTGCAGACTTTTCTGCCATTGAAGCGAGAGTCCTTGCGTGGCTTGCTGACGAGAAATGGCGAATCAAAGTGTTTGAAGAAGGCAAGGATATCTATTGCAGCAGTGCATCACAGATGTTCGGTGTGCCTGTTGAAAAGCATGGTGTTAACGGTCACTTAAGACAAAAGGGCAAGATTGCAGAACTTGCTCTTGGATATGGTGGTTCGGTCGGTGCATTGAAAGCAATGGGAGCTATTGAAATGGGACTTACCGAGGAAGAACTCCAGCCTCTTGTCTATGCCTGGAGAAATTCAAATCCTGCCATCACAATGCTGTGGTGGGATATTGATAACTGTGTAAAGGAAACAGTCAAGAAGAGAATCACAACCGAAACTCACGGCATACGATTTATGTACGAGAGTGGCTTTCTTTTTATCGTTCTTCCTTCTGGCAGAAGGCTTGCATATGTAAAACCAAAGATGGGTGTGAATCAGTTCGGTGGTGAGTCTGTTATCTATGAGGGTGTTGGTGGTACAAAGAAATGGGAAAGGCTCGAAAGCTACGGTCCCAAGTTTTGTGAAAACATCACGCAGGCAATTGCCAGGGATATTCTTATGTATGCCATGCAGACTTTAAGAAACTGTAATGTCGTTGCTCATGTGCATGATGAAGTCATCATCGAGTGCAGAAAGGATATGTCCCTTGATGCCGTATGTGAGCAGATGGGAAGAACTCCACCCTGGGCAAAGGGTCTGCTTCTTCGTGCTGACGGCTATGAATGTCAGTTTTATAAAAAAGATTAATGAAAAACCGTCCTTTTCAACCTCCTGCCAAGGCTACATGGTAGGAGGTGCTTTTTATGCAGATTACAAAATTAGAAGACGGTGCAACAGCACCAAAGCCTGACACAAAGGTGTTTACACAGGAAGAATTGCAGAAGGAATTTGACTTCATTCTCGCTGAAAGGATAGTTCGTAAGATGGCAGAAAAGGGTCTTATTTCTGATGATGAATTACACAAAATATCGGAGAAAAACCGACTTATTTTCTCTCCCTATTTATGCGAGATTTATCAGTAATTGACTTGATATATATGCGTTTCTACGGGAATATGTCATACGATAAAGCGAGGTGATATAAGTGAAGAATGTAACGAAAATCAATCAGGTTGATTTCTCCGTTTTTAAGAAGACAAGAGTGGCTGCATACTGCAGAGTTTCCACTGATAGTGATGAACAGGAACTCAGCCTTGATACACAGAAAAATCATTATGAGAGTTACATCAAAGCAAACACTGAATGGGAATACGCAGGTATTTATTATGATGACGGTGTCAGTGGTACTAAGACTGCAAAAAGAGATGGGTTGTTAAGACTTATGGAAGACTGTGAAAAAGGTCTTATCGATCTTGTCATCACAAAATCCATCAGCAGATTCAGCAGAAACACTACCGATTGTCTGGCACTTGTAAGAAAGCTTTTGAATTATGAAGTCTATGTTATTTTTGAAAAGGAAAATATAAACACAGGCTCTATGGAAAGCGAGTTAATGCTTGCTGTATTGGCCAGCATGGCAGAAAGCGAGTCACGTTCCATTTCCGAGAATGAGAAGTGGAGCATCAAGAAAAGATTCCAGAACGGTACTTATATAATTGCCTATCCGCCTTATGGTTATGCCAATGTTAATGGTGAGATGGTGATTATTCCTAAACAGGCAGAAGTTATAAAAGAGATTTTTGCAGGATGCCTTGCCGGAAAGAGTACCCACATCATTGCAAAGGAACTGAATGAAAAAGGCGTTCCTACCAAGAAAGGTGCTAAGTGGACAGGCGGAACGATTAACGGCATTCTTGTAAATGAAAAGTACATAGGTGATGCATTGTTTCAAAAGACTATCACAGATGCAGCGTTCAAGCGAAAAAGGAACTATGGCGAAGAAGAACAGTATTACTGTGAAAATCATCACGAACCAATCATTGACAAGGATACCTTTGAAAAGGCAAAGGAAGCAATTAGGCAGCGAGGACTTGAAAAAGGCAACTGCACCGAAGATACATCAAAGTATCAGAACAGATATGCCATGTCCGGTAAAATAAAGTGTGGCGAGTGCGGAAGATCATTTAAGAGAAGATACCACTACACTTCACACGGCAAAAGCTATAATGCCTGGTGCTGTGGTGGTCACTTGGAAGACTCGAAATCCTGTTCAATGAAATTTATTCGTGATGATGATTTAAAGAGAACCTTCCTTACCATGATGAACAAGCTGGTATTTGGAAACGACCTGGTCTTGAAACCGCTCCTTATTTCCATTACAACAAATAATTCTAAAAAGAACGCAAACAGTGTGGAAGATATCGAAAAGGAAATGAAGAGCAATGAAGAACAGAGAAAGCAGTTGAATATGCTGCTGACCAATGGGTATCTTGAAAGACCTGTATTTGCCGAGGCTCATAATAAACTGATTATGGAATACGAGCATCTGGTAGCCAAAAGAGATTTATTATTCAGAATGGATGTTGCCGGATAT